GCCATTGTACACGCAAAGCACTTTTGTGGAGCCGCTGCCCGTTGTGCAATCCGATGAACTTGCGCCGTCTGTCACATAGGCCAGTTTTCCAGTAGCGCCAGATGGCAAAGTGGAGACCGTGTAGTTCCGGATCTTGTTGGACTCGATTATGCCAGTCCCGCTACTTGAGATGGACCCGCCCGTTCCCTCTACTAAAGCGTTGCCGTTTGTCCCCGCTGTGACTCCGCTAAAAGGAACCGCCGCCGCCGCCCCGCCGCAGGCCGCGTCCGTAATGTTTCCTGTCCCTGTCGCGTCATTACAAAGCAAATTTCCCGACGTTCCAGAGTTCACGCCCGAGATGGCAAACTTAGTGCCGTTGCCTACCTTGAAAGCCGATGGGACGGCAGCGGGAATTACTGCGGGGATGATCCCCGACCCCCAGAGCGCCGCCGCCGTGATCACGATGTACCAGGATGCTTTGAGCCATTTCATGTAAAACAGTATACGCCCGCACGTGATAGTATCAACCGGAGAGGGGAACAAAGAAAAAATGCTTTCAACGATCCTACTCGTATTCGCCTTCGTGCTGTTCTGCATCGCGGGATTCTATCAGCAGCCCGACCCCGCGCCGTGGCGTTCGCGCCTGATCTGTTTCGGATTAGCGTGCTGGGTGTTGGCAGAACTTTTAAAGGCCGTCCCAATTCTCAGATAAGGAGCGAACCAAAACGATGAACTTCAAGATAGCCGTACTGCTTCTCTGTGCCGCCGCATCTTCCGCGATGGCGCAAACCTGTTTGAACAACTGCGGAGCGTTCCAGGGCGAGTGCATGGGATGCCACGTCACGCAAGGGGGATGGAATGGAACTTGGAACGATCCGTATTACGGATATGAAAACTGTTTTGACTGCTGGTACTGCCAAGGTGTCACCGCCAAGCCGCCCGCCGCGCTTTCACTCCTGGATAAACTAGTAAAGACGGTGCTTCCAAAGATCCACGCGCCTTTGCCGTTGCCGTCAAACCACGATGAACTGATGAAGCGGGCGAACCTGTTCAACCTTGGAAGGGCATTCCAACCAGACGCCGCCGCCCGAATCAAAATCAGCTTGGCTCGCAAGGTTGCCAGATCGAACGTGGACACGATTTCGATCCAGTAATCCATAACTTAACAAAAACACCTCGGTTAAGTTATAAGGGCCGGGACCGATCTTGCGTTGGTCCCTACCTCTGCGTGTAGAGAATATATCCCCCGCCCGTGCTGCTAGCTGAGACTACTACGCAGAGCGTCTTTGCCGCAGTTGTGACAAGGGGATTTGGAGGGGCAATGTCCACCCCGAAGAGGCCGGAGCCAGCCCCAGAGAACGCGCCCGTTTCGTCTGCTGGGCTAGTACAACTCGATCCCGTTCCAGTCACGAGTTTGAACGTGCTCAACGTGTCGCCGCTCCAGAAGAACTCACACACGCGAATAGTCGTAGATCCCGAGACAGCCACGAGTTGATTACTTCCCGAGGTGAGACTTCCAATCGCCGCTTTCGTGGTGCAGTATTCCGGGATGATGATACCCGAAGAATCTCGAAGCGCGGAAGGAACTGGATTGCCGGAGGGAGTTGCCCCGATCGCCGCCGCTCCGAAGACTTGAGCATTGAGCGCAGACGCGGTGCCTTGCGACACGGGAAGGTTCGATTGGTCTGAAGCAACGACTATCGGCACGCTTGCCGCCATTGCTTTCTGTCCAAGGCTTGTCGCCGTTCCGCCCCATTGCGCCACATTCACATTCGCAGACGGCCCCGAGCTTCCACCAGGCGATACCGCGCTAGCTCGCCATCCATAGACCCGCACGTTCACTGCGGCGCCCGTTCCAGTGAGAGTCGTAACGTTGACCCGAATCCAAGGGTAGTAGTCACAGCACAGGTAGATTTGCCCGCCATTGGCGACCGTAGAAGGATTCGAGGAGCCTTGCGCCACACTCAAGGCAGTGTACGACCCTGGAACGCCTGCAACGTCCGGAGCGCCCTCTAACTTGATTGATATTGTGCTGGACTTCCCCCAGTAGGTGAGAGCCCAGTAGACCGCAGGATTGCCGCCTGTCTGCGTGCTTCGATTGTCGATTGCTGTTCCCGCTCCCGTCGCGCTAAAGGCCGGCGTGGCAGTGTAGGAACGATCCGGAGGGGCATACCCTTGTCCAAAGCAGGAAACGGTGAGAAAGAGCGCTAGGAGAGTGGTTCGCATGGGAACCAGTGTACTTCAAACTACAGGGCGGAAAAAGCGGGCCGCAAAGCGCTTCTTGCCCTGTCTCGGAGGTTAACAGAACATTTTCGCGGCCCGAGTCAAGGAGTGTGTTTCGATGCGAAGAATATCACGTTCTGATTTGGAAGTGAAGGGGCAATTTGTAAATCGGTATTAAGCGGAGTGGTGTACCGTACCCCGCGCCCCAAAGGATCAGTTGACCTTCAACCACCAGCCCTTGCCCATGAAAAAGCCGATCTTTTGAAAGACGGCATTTTCCGGCCAATCAGGGCCAGCGGGAAGGGGAGGCGTCTTGAATCCAGCAGGGCAAGTGTCATCCTGTCCAGCCGCCCAGTACGATCCGTCCAAGTGTTTGCCGATAGAGATGTGATTCGGCCCCATTTCGGCGTCCAGTTGCGCTTGCGTCTTAGAATGGTCCGCAGGAATCGCCGGCATTGTCGCCACAGATTTAGTCCCAGGCACAGGCCACGCGAAGCCGTTGTCATCCGTGAAGAGTTCGTACCCGGTGGGAGGTTGAGGAGGATTCGCGTTGCTGATCTTGCCCGCGTTCACTATTTCGGCCCAACTCGCAAAGCGGGAGAGGTACAGGCTTGCCCGCTGCTCGTTCAAGTGATCCACCATCGCCGTGGAACTGGCCAGCGTGTTCCGCCGTGCCGCTTCAATCGTAGTCTGATCTGCGCTGGGAGTCATGGCCGAAAGCATATCAAACTTTGACGTGCCGCGCCTGGAGCTCGACTTTCAAACGCTCCCGAAAGTCCGGAGTAGCAAGGAACGTCAGAGTGGGATTCTCGCTGCTGCCCTTCCCATGTTTCACCGTGGTAAGCAACTTGCCGGCGAACTCTTTGATATCGTCAGTCGTGTAGATCACGTCCTGATAGTTCGCAGTGTAGGCGATTGCCTCAACGACCGCCGCGAGAATCGTTTCAAAGTTGACCGCAGCAGGCATAGGCTACCGGCGTCCCGACCGGCGAAAGAGAGTCCCGACACCGAGCAAAATCGCAAGCCCGACCAAAACGACAAATTGGGTGTTCTCTTTTGCTTTTTGAATGATCGGATCTAACGGGTTTTCAATGTCCCCCACGCCCCGCTGTAGCTGGTACATCGCCCTTAGTTCCCGTCTCCGACCCGCCGAGCCATACTACCGGCCCCCGTTACGTCTTTATCTTTGCTGGATGATCCCAGGCCCAGTGCTCCCGATGCGATAGTAATCTCAGAAACGGTAGGAAACCGCTTCTCTGAAATTGGGCCATACATCACCCCGATTGCTACGAAAAGCCCGCCAAGGAACGTTTTCCAGTTCTTCATGGGGTATACTTTATCACGAATATGATCACGCTTCTGATTCGAATCTGGCAAGCAATTAAATCTATGGTGACCAGTCTCGCCGACATCAAAGCGACCCTGCAAAAGGATGGTGCAATGCTGGAACGCTTGCTAGACTTAATCGAACCAGGCCCAGCCGTGAAGATTGTTTTCACTGCCGACGTGGAAGGCCAAATTACGATAGGAGTCCAAATGCTCGAACTCAAAGACACGCAGCAAGTAACCCTGTCCATCCAACCCGTGGACAAAAAAGGAAACCCGGCCGCGATCGACGGCAAGCCGGAATGGGCGTCCAGCAATTCCGAAGTATTGAGCGTCGAACCCGCCGCCGATGGCATGAGCGCCGTTGCAAAAGCGGTAGGTCCGCTGGGAAGCGCAATCGTCAGTGTGAAGGTGGACGCCGACTTAGGCGAAGGCGTTTCGGAACTGTCCGGAGTCCTGGAAGTTCAGGTATTCGGTAGTGGCGCCGTCTCGGTGGACATCACCGCAGGCACGCCCGAGGAGCAGGCCGACGAAGCGCCGACACTGAGCAAAAAGGCAAAGAAGTAAGGCCCCCGCAAGCGAAACGGGCCGGGGTTTCAAATCCCGGCCCGCTCGCACATTTACACGTGAAGTTCCCTAACATCGACTGCGATTGATTAGCTGAAGAGTACCACAAGCAGCGCCGCCCCGCCAAGCGCCATTGCAGCAATTGCCCCGTCTGAAAGTTCACTCCCGCCGATTACCGCTTGCGTCCCTTCGTCTGCGGGTGACGAGGGACCAAACGAAAATCCCCTGGAGGTCCCAAGCTGCTTAGGGGTGTATTGGGGTCTACGCCGAGCCAGGATGAAACGTTCGAGACGTACGCTTCTCTATTGCCAGTTGCCCACGTGGAAAGCCTCTGGGACAGCGTAAGGCCCCTGGAAGCGTCCAGCGCCAGTTGCCGCTGAGTCGCCGCGATCCCATCGGCCAATGTGTCGAAGACGGCGTAGGTTTGATTCTGGCCCATGCCGGGATCGAACATTACGGCCGGCCGCGCACCTGGTTGCCCCGCGTAGATCAGATTGCCGGGGTTGTTGTTCCGGTATCCCACGCTTGACGTGTTCCAGGTTCCGTCTGCGCGAAGTACGCCCTCTTGCCGAAAGATGGCGTTGGCGAGATCTGCCAGGGTAGGCACGAATGAAAGTGTATCAGGGTTTGTAAACGGAAGCGATGTACCGGGCCAGTTCAAAGGGAATCTTCGCAATTTGAGCGCTAGCGGCTTTACGGGCATTCGAACGGGAAGACTTTGAGGCCGCGCCTTCGTTGAACCACTTCGGGCCTGAAAGTCCCTCCTGCTTTACGCCACCGTTGTTCTTTGTAAGTTCCACGTAGCGCCGCACGCTGACTTCATGGTCCGCGCCGTGCCAGGACGGAGACGGCATCCCGGTTTTTTCGAATACGTGAAAGTTGCTGCGACCCTTCAGCCGCGCCCCGGAGAACGGCATCAATGCTGGCACATCACCCCACAAGTAGAAAGACCCATAATGCCAGCGTGCCGAGCCCACCCAAGGTTGAGCGCCTTTCACGTTCTCCACTACCATCGGGATCTTGCGACCGGTGGCAATGCTTGCCTCTTGCTGAATGCGGAAGCACGAATCAAACAATGCGTTGAGCGTGAAGCCAGGGGAGAACTTCGAGGTTTGCATCCAGCGTTGCCAGCGTATCTCCCGCTTCGCACGATCCCAAGGCATCGCCATGTACGAGTAGGCTTGACACGGAGGGCTTGCCACGATAAGCGCCGCGTCTTTGAACTGTGAACCGTGGAGCGTCAGAACGTCTTGCAGCACGAGTTGAGCCGGGTATTTCTGATCGCCGTAGCAGTGCCGCTCGATATCGAATCCCACCACTTCGTACCCTTCGGCAAGAGCGCCTTCGGCCCATCCTCCGAGCCCGCAGAATAGATCAATGCAGAGGGGCAGACTCACGCGCTTTTGACCGCCCGCCACTTCCGCGTTTCGTTTCGATTGGTCCGTGGAATGACTTTATCTGTAGCTGAGAAGCGGGCATCCGATACGAAACCACGAGCGCATTCTGACCCCCATTCCGACATGGGCCAGATTCCCGTTTCAGGGTCTATGGTGTGCGGCTTATGCTCTGGCGTGCGATTCGAAGGCCAAGGAACCCAAACGCCGTCTTCGTCGCGCCTCACCGCCCGCGCCTCTTTCGTGACTTCATTCGCCGGGTGGGAGGGTTGCCGATCACGAGACACGTAACGCGGGTCTTTCCCAAGCGCCGCTTCCAGCACGCCTCAGTGCTGCGACACGCCCAATAGAGTTCCGATGAAATGGAGCCGCTATCGATCACGCGCCGCGCCGAAGCGCTGAGTTTCCCGCAGTAGTGGCAGCGATGGCGTTTTGGCTTCACCGCCCGCGCCCCTTGCCTGATTCCATCAGCCGGACGAAAGGCTTACGCACGCTGTGGCATTCCGAGCAGCAATAGCACGTGGAAAGTTCGTATGGGTGGAACTGCGGAAACGGAGTATGTACCCGCTCTGACTCCGGCCCGGTGTGGCAGGCGCAATCCGGATTCAGGCAGCGCGGCAAGTCTTCGACCGGACGCGGGAAGTAGGGCGTACGCGAATCGTGAATGAACTTCACGCCGCCAACACCCGGTACAGAGTAGCCCTGCTTACATTGTAAAGTTTCGCCACGTCAGACACCTTCTCTCCCTTGTCGATCAGCGACTTTGCTCGCAAGATCTGCTGCGAGTTCAGTTTTTCTTTCGGCCCGAACTTCACGCCCCGCCGCCGCGCTTCTTTTAATCCGGCCTGCGTGCGCTCCTGGATCATCGAACGTTCCAGTTCCGCGAATACCCCGATCAGTTGCCACATGGCGCGGCCCGCTGGCGTTCCGGTGTCGATAGACTCTGTAACGGAAAGGAACGAGACACCCCGCCCCTTTAAATCGTCCAAGATCGAAATCAGGTCCTTTAGACTTCGGGCCAGTCTGTCCATTTTCCAAACGGTAAGCGTGTCGCCGGACGCGAGAGCCTTTAAGCAGCGCTTCAAACCGGGCCGGTGCATGTTCTTGCCGGAGAGCCCGTTATCACGAAAGATCGTCTGACACCCGGCGTTCTTCAGTGCTGTGAGTTGCAGGGCTGGGGATTGTTCGCCGGTGGAGACGCGGGCATAGCCGTAGATCATGCCCGCCGCCGTTCCCGCTCGAATTCAGCCCGATCCTTTAGCCACTCTATGAACGAACCGCCCGTATCGGCATGCAGAAAGTCCCGGTACCGTTGCTGCGACCGCGTAAGCACGGGTGCTTTCGGGCTTTCCGCTAGCATCGCCGCTTTCCCGGCATCCGTGACATGAAACAGCGGAGAACCCCCGGTCAGTTCGCTCGCGGGCCGCTCGATCATATAGCCCAACCCCACTAGCGAACGGCAGAGGGCGACATCGGCACCCCCAGCGCAGAAATGATTGCGATACTGCCGCCCTTGCCCGTACTGATCCACGCCAAGGGAGTGCTGAAGA